ACTGAGAAGGTTAATAAAAATAACCAAAAAATTGAAAAGGACATTCCTTTGTACCCAGAACCAGAAGGGGAACCTTCTTACTAACGTTACGTCCGTTCATCCTTCGGGACGCATGACAACTAAGCATGGAACGGGGCTTAGTATATGGAGATAACCATGAAAGTTACTTTCGTATATCGTGGCGTTGCTTACACAAGAATAATCGGTTAAGCGATCCTGGGAGGTGCAACTCCTCCCTATTCAATTTGGCTTTTAGCCCTTCGAGGAGGATACCTATTAGCCGTCATGACGGTAGGAATAGACTACTAACCAGGAGTCTCAGGTTAGACCAAATGAGATTCATACAAATCTAGATCTAGAAGCGATAATTTATACCTTTACTTTTAGGAAAGAAAAATGGCACAACAGAGTACAGCCCATCAGGCTTCTGTTACTATGCCTGCTGCTAGTAATAGCACAGGTGATAGAAGAGCCCTATTGCTAAAATTAGCAACTGGGGAAATGTTTAAAGGTTTCCAGCATGAAACAATTGCTAGAGATCTTGTGATGAAGAGAACGTTAAAGAACGGTAAGAGTTTGCAGTTCATCTATACTGGACGCACTAAAGCTGAGTTCCATACGCCCGGAAATAGCATATTGGGTAATAGTGATGGAGCACCTCCAGTAGCAGAAAAAACTATAACTGTTGACGAGCTCCTTATTTCAAGCGCATTTTTATATGAGCTAGATGAGACACTTGCACACTTTGAGTTGAGAGGAGAGATCACAAAGAAGATCTCTTATGCTTTAGCAGAAAAGTATGATCGCCTTGTTTTCAGAGCAATCACACGCGGAGCAAGAGCAGCTTCTCCAATCACTAAATCTGGCTTCATCGAGCCAGGCGGTACACAAATCCGTGTAGGTTCTTCAACTAACGATTCTGATGCATACAGTGCTTCTGCACTACAATCTGCTTTTTATGAGGCAGCCGCTGCATTAGATGAAAAGGGCGTTAGCTCTGACGGTAGAGTTGCAGTACTTAACCCTCGTCAATACTATGCACTAATCCAGGAGATCGGTTCAACAGGACTTATCAACAGAGATGTACAAGGTACAGCTTTACAATCTGGACAAGGCGTAGTTGAGATTGCTGGTATCAAGATATTCAAGTCCATGAACATTCCTTTCTTAGGAAAGCATGGTGTTGCTTATGGTGGTACTACAGGAGAAACTTCTCCATCAAACTTAGGTTCACACGTTGGAACCGCACTTGATAACGCATCTGGTGCTACTACTGGTATTAAGAACGATTATGGTACAGCGGCTGAAGTAGGCGCAAAATCATGCGGGCTTATATTTCAGAAGGAGGCCGCAGGCGTAGTTGAGACTATTGGGCCACAGGTCCAGGTTACATCTAACGATGTTTCTGTAATTTACCAGGGTGACGTAATCCTTGGAAGAATGGCAATGGGTGCAGACTATCTAAACCCAGCTGCTGCTGTAGAACTATATGTTGGTGCTTCTGCTCCTTCTGCGTTCTAATCAATATACACAGGGGGCTTCGGCCCTCTTTTTTTTATTTATGTAAGATGACAAATACTCCTTCTACAATTGATATCGAGACAGAACTCTCCGCAGTAAATTCAATCCTGGGGAGTATAGGTCAATCTCCTATCACAGCATTAGATTTCACTAATCCAGAAATATCATTTATTTTTAATTTATTAAAAGAATCCAACATCGATGTACAGAACGAAGGTTGGGTATATAACAAAGAAGATCATGTAGAGTTTATACCTGATTCAAGTACAGGCTACATATTATTTCCAAATGACATACTAAGAATTTGTATTACAAATGGATACCAGGATAGATTCCGTGATCTTGTAAAAAGAAACGGTAGAGTTTACGACAAGGTCAATCATACAGATGTATTTGAGCAGTCATTATTTTGTGACGTAGTAAGACTATTTAACTTTGAAGATCTACCTTCTGTATTTAAAAGATATATCACATATAAAGCTGCAAGTCGCGCGGCAACACAATTAGTTTCCAACTCTGATTTATACAAACTGTTAGCTGTCCAGGAGGAATCAGCAAGAGCAGCATGTATGGATTACGAATGTACCCAGGGCAAACATACAATCTTCGG